CATAGCCTCAAAGCCTGTTCTTGTTGTAGTATTCCCTGCTGTGTTAAATGTTATTGCAGTAGCACAATTGTACGCCGAAGAGCCTCCACCTATGTCTACCCTGTTTCCTGATGAGTTTGCAAAGTATTGCAATACCTGAAAACCTTCTGTCTCTGTTCCAGAGTCGTATTGACGGGCTAATAAATGCCCCTCTTTATTTGTATCGTCAGTATTGCTGTTGGCAAGAATTATGTTGGAACCGTTTACAGTAATAGCGCCCGTTACGTCGACATTACCAGCAAACGTAGCTGTGCCATCTGATGTAAGACGCATGGCTTCTGAGCTATTAGTTGCAAAAATTAAGCGGTTGTTTGCATTCGAGCCTTGAATATAGTTAATGCCACCGCCCCACTCAAGTTTGTAATCATCAGAAAGTCTTACGTGTCCACTAGAAATTTCGAGCTTTCTTGCAGGCGCCGCAACGCCAATTCCTAATCGGCCGTCTGATGTAAGCCTTGCCTTTTCACCGCCACTAACAAAAAAAGCAGTGTAATCTTGAGAGGCAATCTTTATTGGATCGTTAGACGTTTCTATTGTGCCAAAACTATTGTCGTTAAAAACTTGCATGTTACGAGCATTGTCTGCACGGTTAAGCTGTATTTTGTTTCCACCTTTTGCAATAACTGTGCCAGATTCCAACGTAAGAGTTTCAGTGTCTGATCCTGCTGTCATCGTGAAAAAAGCTAACTGACCGTCTTCAGATCCTCCAGTAGCGTCTTTGACGGAACTGGCGATGGATGCGTAGTTTGTTACGTTTCCTCCTGCGTCATCCCCACGGAACCGTATTAATCCTGTAAGATCGTTTGCGGCGGGAGAACCAGAGTCTCTTTGTAAATCTAATACTGGGCCTTTACTAGCATCCGCATCAGTACTTACCAAAACCATTTGAGGCGCGTTATCTGCGGTTGTAATAGTCATTTTGGCAGAAGATGTAATTGATCCATCTACTTGCAAAGTAGAAGCCATATCCACAGCACCGTCGATGTCTACAACATCAAGGTTAGTAGTACCATCTACATCTACGTCCCCAGAAATGTCTAGGTTTGTAAAGACCGATGTTCCGACTGCTGTAATTTTATCGTTAAACGTAGCCGCACCAGCCGCTGACATATCAAGGGTAAGGGCTGTAATCGTTGCACCGCCATCGTTGCCTCTAAGTCTTATATCGTCATCAGCGACTGTCGATATAATGTCTACATTCGCACCGTCAGTGATCTTAAACTGCATCTCTTGAGTGCCGTCAGCCTTAATGCGGACATCGCCACCCGAAACATCTAGGGTTAAATCACCTGCAACGTCGAGGGTCATATCTGCACTACAGTCGATTTCTGCACCGTCAATCGTAAAATTATCTACAACTACGCCAGCGTTGGCGGTAAGAACACCACCAATACCAGCCGTGCCAGAAATATCGACATTGCCATTGATATCAATGGTTGTCGCGGCAATTTGCACCTCGGTGTCCGCAATAATATCAAGCTGTCCGTCTGCGCTTGAGTTTAAGTAAATCGCGCTATCACGGAACTGCACTTTATCTGTTGTGGTAAGCTCGATGTTAGTTCCGCTAGTGGTGTTGCCATTAGCAAGAACCTCGGCCAGCGTGTCAGCCGTAGCAACTTGAGAATCTACATAGGCTTTAATGCTCTGTTGAGTTGCGAGGGCTGTAGCACTGTCGCCTGACATATCATCTTGGTCAAGGATGTCTGTAACTGTAACTGAGCCTGTGCCAGACAAACCGTCAAACTCTACGTTACCGTTGACAGTTAAGTCACCTGGCGTAGTTAGATCACCACTAAGCTTTGCCGACGTTACAGAGCCGTCTGCAGGCTCATTAATTGTGGTTGGATCGATAGTAATGATGTCGATCTCTGCAAGGCTTGGCGGTGCCTCGCTAAAAACAATTGCGCCATTTGTTAGCGAGTAGCTAGTTTTATTCTGATAAACGCCGTCAATATAGATTTGCGTGTTGTTTTTTGCGGCTGCGCTGTTTTCCAGCGTAAAACTTGTCTGCGTTCCATTCCCAACTTCGTCTTGGTGTGAGATGTTGGACGCGCTAGCATCAGAGCCTAAAGCAGCCCATGCTGTTGTGTAGCCCTCGAACTCACCTATGGTCGAGTTGTATCGTAAATAGCCAGCAGCAGGCGATGACGGCCTTTGAGCGGTAGTCCCAACAGGTACATGCACCGCGTCAGTTGCAGAGCCAACATCTAACGTTACATCAGGCGATGCGTTGAGTATTCCTACGCGGTTGTTACTAGAATCTACCTTTAACGTATTTGTATCTACTGTAAGACCGGCGAAAGATGGACTGTCAGTGGTTGCTACGCCCTGGTTAAGCGCCTTTACACTTGCCTCGCTTGTAAGCTCTGAGTCCATTACAGCGCCAGCAGCAGTGACGTTAGTTGTGTCTGTCACGTCTGCGCTTGCTTCGATTCCATCTAGCTTGGTGCCGTCAGAAGCAACGTCCCGGCCATCTACCGTACCGCTTAGCGTGATGTTGCCTACGTTCTCCAGATTCCTACTGCTATCAATGACAGTGGTCGCGCCCACTCGATATGAAATCGCATCGACGTAGCTTGAAGTAGTGACCTTGCCAATGTTCGTAACGGTAAACTGCTGCGAGCTGCCTACATTTAAGGCGTTAGCTTGGGCTGTGCCACTAACCGTAATATCGCCGGTCGTATTGATATCGCCAGTGCCGGTGATGTCATTGCTATTTAGGTCTAAATCGCCACCTAGCTGTGGTGTTGTGTCATCTACAACGTCACCAGAAGCTGTACTAGCAATTACGCCGCCTGCAGAAATGGTAATATTTGATCCAGCAGTTAGCGAGGCAACCACGTTATCTGTATCGGTTACATCTGCACTAGCTTCGATGCCGTTAAGCTTTGCATGGTCAGCGTCCGTAAAAACATTAGAGTCTGTCGCAGCCTCTACGAGCGCCCTAATTTCTGCCGCTGTTTGGTCTGCTGTCGCGCCGGCCTCGATAGCATCAAGCTTGTTCTTGAGTGCTGTTGTAAAGTTCTCATCGGTCTGAGTATCGACAACGAAGTCGATCGTGCCATCCGCATCTTGGTACGTAACGGTGATGCCTGTCTCAGTGTTGCCGGACAACATTGCACCAACGATGTCTTGTACCTCTTCGTTCGTTAGCTGCGTATTAGTGTCAGTTGCGCTGATCGTGCCATCTGAGGCGATTGTGATGTTTGTGCCGGCAGTCAAGGACGCAACAACGTTAGTTGTGTCCGTTACATCTGCGCTCGCTTCAATACCGTCTAGTTTAGTGCCATCTGTGGCTACGTCTCGGCCGTCTACGGTGCCGGTAACGCTGATATTCCCATCTACGCCTACATTGCCGGTAAAGTCCGCACCAGAAAGCTCGGCCTTGTCGGTATTTAAATTGGTGAAGTTATCGTCGAGTTCGCTATGCGTTAGCGCTGCGCCTTTACCTGTGCGTGTCGTGATATCAGCCATTTCTCTACCTTAATCTAGTCGTATCTTTAAGTTGCCGGCTTCAATTTTAAAGATATCGCTGGTTTGTATCTCACTTGCCTGTTCTGTACTAAAGTCAGCAGGGTCTGTCAGTGTCGCCCAAGCCAACAGGTTCCCGCCTGTTAGTGCGTCATACACACCTGCGTGCGTCACACGGCCAAATGGTCCTGCAGCAGCAGGGAATGCTATATCTGCGTCGTTTGTCGCCTCTGTAGGCGCTGAGCCTGCCACAGACATAGTCGTAGATTGCCTTGCGTAGTTAAAACCTGACACCTCTGTGCCGCCGCCTGCCTCGCCCGGGCCCTTTGTAAACAAGGCAACGTAAAGAGATGGCTGCGTATATGCATTACCACCGAAGACGTGATTCAGCACCTTGTCTTCTAGGTAGTTAGTAAAGCTCATCTAACGTCTAATCTTTTGGGTCCGCCTAGACCCCGCACCTTCATCGTCAACCCAGAGCCACTCATACGAGACTTTTCAGACGCTTCGTTAAGCTTTTGCACCGCAGCACTGTAAAGCTGCGCCCAAGTCCCTGCACGGCCGTCTTCCTGCAGGTATGGGCTACTGTGGATAAGTGACGCATATAGGTAAATGTCGGGAGCATCTGAAAGCAGCCAGTTAGTCGTAGCGCTGTCGGTTAGTGCCGGTACTTTCTGGAAATACAGAAGCTCGATGACGTAGTCAGCGTCTGGCGTAGGGTACAACTCTAGCGATGAGTCTGCGTGGCTGTAAAAGCGTGGCCGGCCAGAGGTGTCGTTATTAGCTGATCGCTTGTCTGCGATAGCATCACGAGACGCAAGCTGCACCGGATACGTGCCGTCACCCGTTACATGGACCTGGATCGTCTCTAGCCAATCGGTAGGCAGCAGGGAATACTCACTGTTCAGCGTACCAGTAGCGCGTTGCTCCATCTTCCAGTGCCGCACGTCACGGTTAATCTGAGCCTCTGCGAGCGCGATAAACGTAGGAATAACCGAAGTTAGGTCATCTCGGTTTAGGAAGTCCGCTATATTGCTCTTCAGCTCAGTGTAATTGGTCAGCGCCATTATTTAGTCTTCCGCTTCTTGGCGGTCTTAGCCGCTTTCTTAAACGCTTTAGCAGTAGGCGCGCCTTTCTCGCCAGCCTTGCGCATTTTCTCGCCAGAGCCTGCCTTAATTCTTTTACGCTTTGCATGAATGTTTGCATAAAGTCCTCGCTTTGCCATGACTACTTCCTCATCTTACGCTTTTTTTTGTTGGTCGCTGCGCGCTGCCCGCGCTTTGGCAGAGCTCTCTTCTTGTGCTTGTAATTTGGCATTACTTCCAGCCCTCCCGCGCTTTGCGCTTTGCTTTTTGGGTTAGGTCGCCGTAATGAAACAGCGGCTTACTAGATTTCGTGTGCGCCTTACCAGAGTGTAGCGAGCCATCAGGCATTTTATGAAATCCGCCTTTATGCTCCTTGCCATCTTTCGAGTAATGCTTAACGCCCATGCCCATTATTTTCTCCTCGACTTCGCGCCTGAGCACTTCCAGCGCTTTCTAGACAGGTTGTTTGGGGTGTTAGGATCGTTCTGCTTACTCTTAGGTAATCGCTTCTTGATTCCCAATGAGCGTGCGCAGTACGAGTCGCCCTTGCTCGTCCCTGGCTTAACCTTGGCACCCTTCTGGCCGTATGAGACCTTCCTGCCGGATGCCGTGGTCTTTACTCGTGCCTTTCCTTTGCGTGGTGTAGCCATATTATACCTTACAGTAGGAATTCAGTCGCCGCAGTTGGGTTGTATAGACCCTGCTCTGCCTGCGTCTTGAAGGTTAATAAGCCCTCTACTAAATCCTCAACGATACCTGTGTACGCCGGGCTGTACCCACCGAGGACGCCCTCGCGCTCTTCTGGATCTAACGCGCGCTTGATAGGCAGAATATCGCCGTAGCTGTACGCCTCTTCGTCCTTCCCAGGTAATTGAGACAGCAATCCCTTTAGCTCTGCGCCTGCTGATACTGCAGCTGCTGTAGCTAATGGGTTGGCATTGACGTTTACACCACGCGCTTCAAGGCCACGCAAAATGTCTTCAGTAATACGACCTGCGTAAGGCTTCATTGTTAATGCGCGAATCTCTCTCGCTGTAGGTCTCTGCGGGTCTTTCACTGCTTTCTGCTTCTCGCCATACCGAGCGTCTGGTAGAAGCTCAAATATGCTCACCTCTTGATCGGTGCGGCCTAGCCCTTGACCGGGCACCCCGGCAGGATATGAGGGATGACCGCTCTCCGTAATAATGTCTCTGTCGGTAAATATCTCACCAATGTTTTGTATGCGAGCGTCTAAGGCATTTGCTTGGCCTGGCTCGGTGACTGCAAGCCTTGCCTGACCAATGCTCAACCCACCCTTATTGCGGAAGTTGACGTCGATCATGTTCATAAGTTCTTTGCGCAGTGAGTCTGGCGCGTTACGGAATGCATCTACCGACCGAGGATCATCGACGCCTTTCCAGTCCTTGATCTTTAGGCCGGCGCCCACGCGCTTACCCTTAACCATTGCGCCTTTACTAACAAAGCCTTTGACAGCCTTATCTAGTTCTTTCTTCTGCGCCTTACTCATATTGCTAGACGCATAACTAAGCATTGTCTCGCCGGTCATAGTGGCAAAATCACCGCCTGTAGGAGCCATGCGGAAAGGCATATAGATGGGGTTCTCTCCCGCCTCTGCAGCTTTATTCATAATCTGCGTAACAACGCCAGGAGCAGATGCCCATGTCATACCGGGGTTCTCGAACATAAAGCCTTGACCGCCTTGAAGGTTAATGGGCCTATCAAGCGCCACATCATTGATGCCTGTTAGCAATCCGCCTGCCTGCGTGCGATCTGACATTGTCGTCACAAATGGACGGCCTTCTAAGTCAGCTAGCGGTATACGAGGTGCGTCCTGCGTGCCACGCTCCTCTATCGTATATGTGGTGTCTCGTAGCTTCTCTTGCTCTAAAGCACGCTTATCAAAGCGAGGGTCGAACTCACGGCCAAACGTCTTAATAACGCCAGCCTCTGCCTCCTCTGGCGCCATAGCTGCTGCAGCCAATAGCCCAGCACCGGCAACTGGGATAGCCCGGTCACCAAGGATATTAGAACCTGTGTACTCGGGATCGAATGCGGCGCCTAATAATGATCGGATATCACGTGGGTCGAACACCGCTTTATCTCGCGCTCCTGCAGCCTCGTTAATTGCAGTTATACCCAGCTCTCTCAGCTCTGCATTTGTGTCAGGCATTTGAGAGATAGCGGTATCAGGATATTGAGCAAAATAATCACGCATACCGATTGTTTCGCCGCGCGTTAAAACCGGCATCACTTGCGCGCCTTCCTCTGGGTTATACAAGTTACGGCTTGCGTAACCAGAAGCCACCTCGGGATTTGCGCTCATGTAAACGCCGGGGCCAACATTACCAAATTCGCTAGGTGCAAAGTCTGTAAAATCTGCTTTAGTACCGTGATACTGCACGTCGGCGGGATCAAAGCCCATAGCCTCGGCACGCTGCATACGGGAAGCGGTG